AACTGGCGGCGCAGTCTGACCGCCGCGTAAACGTTGTGGGGACGCGTGCCTATGAAACCGGAACGGCCAGAACCATTTCGGGGGCGCTGCTGCATGTCGGGAACTCGCTGGGACTGGGGATGGATGTCGATACCATTAACGGCATTGAGTCCGCGTACTGGACCCCGCGGGGAGAGTATTTTGATTTTGCTACTGGCGACAGTATCTCGGCACTGGAAATGCTGCAAAAGATCGCCAACGCCGGGAAGTCACGTTTTCTGCTGAGTGATGGCCTGGCGACAGTAAACCGGGAAGGGATTAAGCCCTGGACAGGTGTCATCACCCCGCATGAGATGGTCGAAGAGCTGCAGAGTGGTTTCACTGCTCTATCTGACGATGATTACGACGGGGTTGATGTGACTTACGTCAACGGGACCACCTGGGCGGAAGAGACGGTTAAATGCCGCACTCCCGATAACCCCACACCGGTGAAAATCGAGGATTACAAACTCGACGGGGTATTGAGTCAGGATCACGCTTATCAAATCGGGATGCGGCGCCTGATGAAATACCTGCAGCAGCGGGTAACGTTCCAGACGACGACCGAACTGGACGCACTCTGCTACAACGTTGGCGATCGTATTGTGCTGACCGACGATATACCGGGGAATAACACGATTTCCTGTCTTGTTGAGGAGATGACAACGGCTGGCGGTGTAACGACATTCACCGTCACGGAGCCGCTGGACTGGTCTTTTGAAAACCCTCGCGCGCTGATCCGTTACCAGGATGGCTCGGCCTCCGGGCTGATGGTGGCGACCAGAGCAGGGGATTATCAACTTTCGGTCCCGCATCTGAGTGAGTTTGATGACCTGCTGAAAATCAATTTATCGTCTGCAACCATTGAGCCGATCCGGCTGGTGTTCTGCGGCTCAACGCGGCATGTCTATGATGCGCTGGTGGCAGAAATTGCCCCGCAGGCGGACGGAACCTGCCAGGTGACCGCCAACGAATATCTTGAATCGTTCTACGCCTACGATGACGCCAGCTACCCCGGCGACGTCGCTTAATACCCCATAAAAACCCCTTATTAACTCTTTTCGCTCAAACCCTCGTTTGCGCGAACGCCTTTTTTGGAGCAAAAACATGGCTGCAGATCTGAATCCGCCGCTGGGTACGACGACGCCTGAAATATTCATGGATAACGTCAAGCGCGCTGACGAACTGGTGAACGGTCCGGCTGGAACGGTTAACGATCGCGGCGGGGAACCGCTCGATACATGGCGCCAGATGATGGCGAAGAATGATGAAATCCGGCAGAACATCATTCCGCTGAATAAGCAGTACCAGACGCTGGCAGCGGCGCAGGCCGATATCGCGAATATCCCGGAAGGCAGTACCACGTATTACCGCAGCCCGGATGACAGCGCGTTAGCTGTAGAAGTGATCAATAACGCCGGGACGCTGCAGCCTACCGGGCGGAAAATGCCATCTCAGGCGGCTGTTGCCGCGAACACATCCGTAATTACAGGCTTGGATCTTGATCGTGTTGATGTATCTCCAGCGTCGCTGGGGACTGGCCAGTATTATCAGCTCTCCACAGGGACAATCGCGACCACCACTGACACCAACTGGTCGGCGAGCTCCCCCGTTTCAGTGGCTGGGTATAAACGCTTAATTTTGTCTGGTTCGTTTTTGTATCGTGCTGCCGTCGCACCGCTTTTGTTTGTTGACTCGGCAGGGACTGTTATTTCAGTTCAGAGCCTGGGCATTCCCATGTCCTCGGATAATGTCTGGTCATCTCGTTCAGAGGTTCAGGTCGATATTCCCGCCGCAGCAGTCAGCGCACTGATATCAACCTATGCCGAACCGGCTGTGGCTGTCTATGCAGCCGCGCAGGCTTTCCGGGAGTCAGGCGTTGCCCTATCGGCCAGTAAAACGAAAAAACGGGTTCTGAACTGGATACCTAACACATACATGAATATTGCGACGGGCGTTCTGACATCCAGCTCAGACACCTTCGCGGCCGCCCGTGTGCCGGTGGCACCAGGGGATGTATTCACACTCAGTTGCTCGCTGAAGGGGGCACCAAACCAGATTCGCCTGATCGGTTACTTTGACAGTAACGAGACTCTCATCGGTACGTTCTACCCAGGGACAGGGAGCGGCACGGTATCCACGATCACCAACCTGACTTTCCGCGTGCCAAAAAACGCGGCGTCTATGGTGATCACCGCGTATTCCCCGAACTCGTCAACGGTGCTGATGCAGGCTTCCGTCTTCGACCGTGCGGCGCTTGATATCCAGACCGCTGCTGACACAGCCGGAAACCTCGCGAAGTCGTCGGTGCTGCCTTTCTATAGCGGGCGCTACTGGAAAAACACCAATGGTGCATTGACCGTTGTGAACGACGCGCAGTTTTGCGCCTTCTACCCAGTACAGGTGACCGCCGGTGATGTGTACCGCATCAAGTCTAACCTGACGACGGGGAACCCGTCTCTGGTATCGATGGTGGTTTTCAAGGGCGCCAACGGTGATCTGGTAGGCACTGCTCAGCCCGCCCCCGGGTCCGGGGCCTTTGCAGCAGCGGATATCACCGTAACCGTCCCGGCTGGTGCGGTGCTGATGCTTTTGACTGCATACAGCCCATATATAGACATCGTCTATCAGGGTAGCGCTGTAGAAAAAATCGGATCGTCGGTGGCGGGCATCGCTGCAAGTTTTACTCAGCAACTCAGCATTAACTTTTCGAAAGGGTATTACTGGAACCCAACATCCGGCACCTTAACGAGTACCACCGATCCTAACTGGCGGGCATTTGACGCCATACCCGTTTCGCCTGGTGAGTCGTATCGTGTCATTGCGACTGAGTTTAGCGGTAGCATTTACGTCGTAGTTTTCAAAAATGCGAGTGGTGCGGTCGTAAGCAAGTCTCAGCTCGGCCCTGGTGGGTCTTCGATCGTCGCTGTCGATGTCCCCGTTACCGTGCCGGCTGGCGCTACGTCCATGTGCGTTACGGCCTATACGGATAACGTGACCATCACAAAAATGGTCAACTACAGGGCAGATTTACGGAAGGATATTATTCAGCGCGACTTTGATACCGGGTTGCGTCTGCTTTCTCCTAAAGGGCTGGACGGCTATTACTGGCACCAGAACACGGGGGTCAGGACGCTGATTACCAGCGACTGGGCATATTTCTCTGTAGACCCGATCACGGTTTCTCCGGGGGAAGTGTACCGGATCATCTGCGCCGAGTTTTCTGGAAACCCGGCAAACGTATATCTCGCGCTGTTCAAAGACTCCTCCGGGGCCATTGTGGGGCGCAGCTATGCAGGACCTGGCTCCGGCGTCCTTCAGGCTGTTGATACCAACGTTACCGTGCCGGCTGGCGCTACGTCCATGTGCGTTACCGGCCACAGCAGGAATTTGCAGATCATTAAATCTGGAGGGATGATTAGCAAACTTCCGGGGAACTCTCAAACCCAGGCGAGCAGCCCGCTTGACTACTGGAAGGGGAAAAAAATAGTCTGGCTGGGAACCTCAATTCCTGCAGGAAGCGGAACAAACTCCTACCCGTATATGCTGGCCCAGCGCCTGGGGGCGAACATAGTTAACCAGTCCGTCGGCTCATCTCCGATTCGTGGTGGTCTGGATGCCTTCGTCACCACCGACGATCCATATGGATGGACGGGAAGCTCATATACCCGCGTCACGCGTGCCTTGTCGCATTCCGTCGATATTAAGCAGTCATTTATCGACAACTACGATTCGAAATGGAAGGCGTTAGTGACAGGTGGCCCGGCATCCCTGTCAGATACTGATAAGGCAAATATCCTGAGTTATTCCTATGCCAACCGGCTGTCGGGTAACTTGGATTCGGACCTGTTTGTTATCGATCACGGGATTAACGACTATCTGTGGATTCAGGAGCGAGGGGGAGATGTTGCCAGTCTGCTGACGCCTGCGGTCGATACCCGTAACATCAATACTTTCTACGGCGGCATAAATACGGTAATTGACTACATCCTGAGCCAGAACCCACGGGCCCGCATTCTTGTTATCGGCTTTTATGAAAATGAGTTGAGGCCGCAGGTTTCTCAGATACAGTTAAAATCCGCGCAGCTGTGGGAGTATCAGATCGTGAAGTTGTGGGAGAAGACAGGCTGGAGCCAGCAGGTATTAACCGGGACTGATGGCGCAGGGAAGACCATAACCCAGTACTGGATGCCGGACAACCTGCACCCTCACTCGGATACGACAGGAAAGGCAAACACATTGCTGGCGAATATTCTTGAAATGGAAATCAGGTCGGTTCGTTAACTTTCAACACCAAGCGGCTATCATGAAAACTGACAGCCGCAACGCATTTCTTTCTACATTAATCCATTGCCAGCAGGTATTGCATTGCCGCAAGTTGCTGAGCTCCTGTGATCTCGCCATTTATCAGGACTGCAGACTTGATTGCCGTTGAAGCGGTTGACGTATTGTTATCTGTTTTCCTGCCAATAAGGATATTCTTTGTACCTGCTGAACGAGTACCTGACATAGCGGTATTTCCTGCGACGTACGTCGCAGTTGCAGGATTGTAGATTGCAACATATACCGCTCCCTGAATAACGTGTGCCGCTATTGCGCACAGGTCACCGACCGCAATTGAAGAAGGGAAATCCACCGATGCCACCGCTGTGGTAGCGTCGTTTTGACCAACTATCCGCAATTTACCGTCAGTGGCAATGCCAAGCCCAAATCCGAGCCCCGCTACTCCCGTACCGGAAAAGTCAGAAATGAAATAATTTGCCACAGAAGGATTTGATGGTCGTCTGATGACCGCCAGCACTTTTAAGGCAACAGGCGCTTTAAGTGTGGTGTCGAGATAGTTATTAACATCAACGTTAATATAACCCTGTGAGTTATCGAATGATCCATTCAATGTCGCAGGTGCTGCATTGTTAAATGAGTTCATCGCCAGGTTACTTACGGGATTTCCGAAGTAATACCCACCCAGTTTTGTTCCGTCGACAGCAGGGAAGTCTGTAAACCAGTTTTTTACGATAAAATCGTCAATATCTTTCATTCCCGGCGTTTCCGGCAAGTCTGAATCAATGAAAACAGCTGGTATCGGCATAATTACTCCTGGAAAAATTCGTTTTTGATTTTACGCGCCAGTACATATGCGCCACGGTCTGACAGGTGCAATGCGTCAGCCCATGCGCCACCGGAGTTATCGTACGTCTTTGGAAACAACTGGTAGAGGCTGATAAAATTAACGTTATTCTCGATTGCCAGCGTACGCATGGCTTCATCATATTCAGATAAGGTAGGCGTTCCGGTTGCGTTGCTTTGCGCCGCAGAAACCAGGCAAATACAAATTCCCGGCGTGGCCGCTTTGTATTTATCGATAACTACCTGTAACCCATTGACAAACTCAGCGATACCCGCGCTTTTCCTGAAATCGTTGGTACCAAGAATCATAAAAAATAAATCGAGGTCAAAGTGAGTAACAATCGGGGTAATATAGTCCTGCCAGTGCAAATAGTCTTTTGCCATAGCCCCACCATTCCCCATGCGCGAAACGGTGATTCCGTTGGTTCTGGCGCTATTTTTTCCATACATACAGAGAATGGAAACAACACCCGTCCCTGAACTGGTTACAACAACAGTATGTGCAGTCGCAGTCAGTCCGGTAATGTCGTATTTTTTTACCGTGCCGCTATTTGTTCCGGTGATAGTCACAGGTGCACCACCGTCGATAGCGACAGTAAAATTACCCGTGCTGTCAAAATAAAATAATGACAGGTCAGTGGCCGTAACATTCGACCAGGTCAGAGTCCCTACCGTATTGTTATTCCAGTAGGCGTTCCCGTCAGGGCCTGAGCCGTACGGAGGCGGTGCATTGTTGTTTTCATTATCACCGTCATATTTCGTAAAGTTGGTGACTACCAAAGTGATTCCGGCCATAACCCCATCTGTCCTGGTAGAGCAACTGATATACCCGGGGTCTTTGTATCCTCCACCCAGGATATTAATAAGTGCCTGCGGTATGGTGCTCTTTTCTCCCCATGAATCCATACCAAATCCCACATTGAGGCTGCCTGCTACGCCCGCAGCGATGCGACCCCGCTTAAAAATAAATTTAAACTGATCGCCTTCAATGAATGAACTCGAAGAATTTGCGCCAACCAGTTCTTTAACCTGACTCTGAATGCTCTCTCCAATGACAAAATCCACCGTGCCGTTCTTACTCCACGCCAGGACTTTGCCTTTTCTGTCGAACCAGAGAGGGAAGTACGAGGGACTAAAGTCGAACTGCCGAAGATGATACTGGGCCCACTCGTTAGGGATGGCTGCTACGATGCTTTGTGCGTTTTCCCCGAAACCCGAGAAATCTGGATATCCATCTTTGCACCAGACAATGACTTTTCCATTTCTGTCATACCATAGTGGGAAATATGATGGTTTGAAATCCCCCAATGGAATCCGCTCATCTAATTTTTTCCCGATAGTAACGACAGAAGGCATCTGTCGCCCGGTAGCCTCAAGTGTTCCTCCGTTGTTGATAACTTCAATAGCGAGCGCGGAATCATCAGGGCTGCGGTAATACGTGGTGCTCCCCTCAGGGATATTGATGATATCGGCCTGGGCCGCTTCAAGCGTCATATACTGCTTACTCAGCGGAATGATGTTTTGCCGGACTTCATCATTCTTCGCCATCATCTGGCGCCAGGTATCGAGCGGAACTCCGCCCCGATCGTCAACCGTTCCGGCCGGACCGTTCACTAACCGATCGGCCCGCTTGACGTTATCCATGAATATTTCAGGCGTCGTCGTACCCAGCGGCGGATTCAGTTCATCTGCAGCCATGTTTTTTGCTCCAAAAAGAGGCTTCGCCCAAACGAGGGTTTGAGCGAAAGACCGGAGCTTTTTACAATCAGCTATTTCAAAGGGTTACATCATGCTGATTGGTTATGCCAGGGTCTCAACAGTGGACCAAAACCTCGATTTACAGAAAAATGCGCTGATCCGCGCAGAATGTGAGCTGATTTTTGAAGATAAATCGAGCGGTAAAAACACGAAGCGGCCAGGTTTAAAGAAGGCCCTAAAGCGCCTCAAAAAAGGGGATACGCTGGTTGTTTGGAAGCTGGATCGATTAGGTCGACGAATGTGGGATTTGATTAAGCTGGTGGGGGAGCTGCAGGAGAAGGGGATTTACTTTCGTAGTCTCACAGATAGTTTTGATACCGGAACGCCAGCTGGTCGGTTTGTCTTCCATGTCATGGGAGCACTGGCTGAAATGGAGAGAGAGCTAAACATCGAACGTACTCGCGCAGGTCTGGCCGCAGCTCGCGAACGTGGAAGGATTGGCGGTCGTCGTAAAATCATGACCCGCACTATCATCAATCGGGCGGAAGAAATGTTAATCGCTGGCGCGACCCGGCAGCAGGTGGCCGATGTGATCGGGGTAGGGGTAAAGACTATTTATAAATATTTTCCGGCTGGCTAA